TCACGTTGGTATGAAGCGAGATGGTACTTTTGGTGATTTGTATTTTAATGAATTACTGAATGACTGGAGTAGGTTTGATATAAATAAAAGAACAAAGCACGATGCGTCAATAAGTTCTGGATTAGCGGTTATGGCTAATAACAGGCATTTATATGCACCAAATGCAAAAGTAGAAAAACCAAAATTAAATATAAGTGTTGCTAGGTATTCTAACAAGGGCAACGCTTCAAAGATAATAAAGAACTAATATGAGGAATTTTCCAAGTCAAGTAGTAAGCGATGCAGAAAAAATAAGCTATGAGTATGGACTTAAGGTTGCTCAAGCTATTGAAGGGGAGTGGTTTGATGAGGATAGTCAAAAAAGCAGACACTCACAGGGTAAAAACAATTTCCACAACCTAAGGCTTTATGCTCGTGGAGAACAGTCTATTCAAAAATATAAGGATGAGTTATCGATCAACGGTGATTTGTCCTATCTTAATTTAGATTGGAAGCCTGTTCCAATTATATCTAAGTTTGTGGACATAGTTGTAAATGGCATGTCAGACAGAGTGTATGACGTAAAGGCGTACTCCCAAGATCCATATGGTGTTAGTAAAAGAACAGCATACATGAATTCCATCATGTCTGATATGAGAACTAAGGACTTGAAGTCTTTTGTAAAAGATAAGTTTGGGTTAGATCTATTCAATGGAGACGCTAGTTTACTACCAGACTCCCAAGAAGAGCTAGATTTACATATGCAGCTTAATTACAAGCAGGCTGTAGAGATTGCTGAAGAACAAGCTTTAAATGTTTTGATGACTGGAAATAGATATGAGTTGACCAAGAAGAGGTTTTACTACGACTTAACCGTATTGGGGATTGGCGCTGTAAAAACCTCTTTTAATACTTCCGAGGGTGTCACTATAGAATATGTTGACCCAGCTAACCTAGTGTACTCGCATACTGATTCACCTTACTTCGAAGACATATACTATGTTGGTGAGGTAAAGACTATTCCGATAAATGAATTAATAAAACAATTCCCGCACTTAAGCTCAGAGGACTTAGAGGAAGTATCTAAAAAAGGTAGGAGTGGTAGTAATAAGCACGAGAACAAAAGACAACGCGATAGCGATAATGACAAGAATAAAGTAGACATCTTATATTTTAATTATAAAACCTACATGAGCGAGGTTTACAAGTTAAAAGAAAGCGCTAGTGGTGGTGAGAAAGCTATTGAGAAGGATGATAGCTTTAACCCGGAGGATAACGAAAACTTTAGTAAAGAGTCCAGAAAAATCGAATGCCTTTACGATGGCGCTTTGGTTTTAGGTACTAAAAAGTTGCTTAAGTGGGAGATGGCTAAGAACATGATCCGTCCTAAAAGTGATTTTACCAAAGTAAAAATGAATTATGCTATCACTGCTCCTAGAATGTATGAGGGTAGAATAGACTCTTTGGTTAAAAGGATAACTGGTTTTGCTGATATGATTCAGTTGACGCATTTGAAGCTACAACAAGTAATGTCTAGAATGGTTCCAGATGGAGTTTATTTAGATGCTGATGGTTTAGCTGAGATTGATTTAGGTAACGGAACAAATTACAGCCCACAAGAAGCGTTAAACATGTTCTTCCAAACAGGATCTGTTATTGGTAGAAGTTTCACTTCTGAAGGCGATCAGAATCCTGGTAAAATACCTATTCAAGAAATAACAAGTGGAAGTGGCGGGGGTAAACTCCAAGCGCTTATAGGTAATTATAACTACTATCTACAAATGATAAGGGATGTAACTGGGCTTAACGAGGCTAGAGATGGAAGTACGCCTGATCCAAAAGCTTTAGTGGGTGTTCAGAAAATGGCAGCGGCTAATTCAAATACAGCAACTAGACATATACTTCAATCTGGTTTGTTTTTGACCTCAGAGGTTTGTGAATGTCTATCTCTTAGAATATCTGATATTATAGAGTACTCCCCAACTAAAGAAGCTTTTGTTCAATCTATTGGAGCGCACAACGTAGCGACGTTGACAGAAATGTCCGAACTACACCTATATGACTTTGGTATATTTATAGAGTTAACTCCAGATGAAGAGGAGAAAGCTATGCTTGAAAACAACATACAAGTTGCGTTGGGGCAACAGAATATAGAGTTAGAGGATGCAATTGATCTTAGGGAGATTAAAAACATTAAACTAGCTAACCAACTGTTAAAGATTAGAAGAAAGAAAAAGATCAAGAGAGACCAGCAAATTCAGCAAGAGAATATGCAAGCGCAATCTCAAGCTAATATAGCTCAACAGCAAGCATCAGCAGAGTTTGAAATGCAAAAGCAACAGTCAATGGCTTCAACGGCTATATCGATAGAGCAGGCTAAATCACAGTTTGAAATTGAAAAGCTGATGCAAGAAGCTGAGATCAAAAAGCAACTGATGCAAATTGAGTTTGATTACAACATGCAATTAAAATTGGGCGAAGGCCAAAGTAAAGATCAAGGCGAAAAGGAAAAAGAAGATCGTAAAGACAATAGAACAAAAATACAAGCTACACAGCAAAGTGAGCTTATAGACCAAAGAAATAACAACAAACCACCTAAAAACTTCGAGTCCTCAGGTAATGATATATTAGGAGGCATGGGTGATATGTCAAACTTTGGTCCGCAGTAAAATTATTAACTATTATTATATTATATTATGGCAACAAAAAAAGAAGAGCCAATCGTCAATGACGAAACTGGCAAGATTAAAGTAAAAGCAAAAGTAGAAAAACAACCAGACAACAACGAAACAAAAGGAAACGTTACTAAGGTTAAGGCAAAAATGAACAAAAAGCCTGAGGTTCAAGAGCAAACAATAACTAAAGTTGATCTAAGCAAACCACCAGAGGTAAAAGAAGATGTAGCCGAGCCAGTGACTCAGGCTGTGGAGGAGGTTATTAGTGAACCGATAGTTATCGCTGAAGAACCAACTAGTGTTTTAGAAGAAATTACTAATGAAGAAAAAGTAGAAGAAATAGCAGAGACAGTAGAAGATGCTATCACTGAATCTATAGAAACTGGAAATCCACTACCAGAGAATATTGAAAAGCTAGTAAATTTCATGGAAGAAACGGGTGGTGATTTAACAGACTATGTAACTCTTAACCAAGATTATTCGCAACTAGATAATCACACTCTATTAAAAGAATATTATAAATCTACAAAATCTCATTTATCAGATGAAGAAGTTGACTTTGTTATGGAAGACAACTTTGCTTTTGACGAAGATATCGATGAGGAAAGAGATATTAAAAGAAAAAAATTAGCTATGAAGGAGCAGGTTGCTCAAGCAAAGCTACACTTGGAAAGTGTAAAATCCAAATACTACGAAGATATCAAAAGCGGATCTAAACTCACAAATGAGCAGCAAGAAGCTATTGAATTCTTTACCAAACATAACGAGGAATCAGAACAAAATTACGAAAGAAGTAAAGAGCAGGCCTCTATTTTTGAAAACAAAACTAATAAAGTTTTTAACGACAAGTTCAAAGGATTTGAATATAACGTCGGAGAGAAAAAGTTTAGATTTAATGTAAAAGATGCGGCAAAGCTTAAGGAAACCCAAGGCGATATCAATAACTTTATTAGAAAGTTTCTAACTAAAGACAATACGATAGACGACGCTCAAGGTTACCACAAGGGGCTTTTTACAGCTATGAATCCGGATCAAGTTGCTAACCATTTTTACGAGCAAGGTAAGGCTGATGCTTTAAAAGACAGCATTGCAAAATCTAAAAATGTAAGTATGGATCCTAGACAAGCTCATCAAGAGAATGTTAATACGAGCGGGTTTACAGCAAGAGCTTTGAATAATGATGAATCTGATTATAAGTTTAAAATTAAAAACAATAAATTTAAAAATTAAAAAACAAAATTATGGCAATATCAAACCCAGGTGGTTTGTTAAATAGTACACCTGCTCACAGGCAGCAAACACTATCAACAAACTACTTCGATTTTACTGCGACAGCTGGACAAGGCTGGGCGCAACAATATTTACCAGATCTTATGGAAAAAGAAGCTGAAGTTTTCGGACCGAGAACAATCTCAGGATTTCTTTCACAAGTAGGAGCTGAAGAAGCGATGTCTGCTGACCAAGTTGTTTGGTCTGAGCAAGGTCGTTTACACTTATCTTATACAGCAACAATGACTGACAACAACGGTAACGTTGCTGGCTCAACTAATGTTGGGAAAATTACTATCACTGATCATATTGATACTGGAGCTGCTTATACTACATCCTCTCATGGAATTAGAGTTAATGACACTGTTATTATATCTAACCCAGAGGCTGTTATCAAGGCTTTAGTAACTGGAGTTTCAGCTGATACTGTAGAATGTACTCCTTATGGAGCTGCTGATTGTTCTGCGATTTCAGATGGAAAAACTGATTGTGTTGTATTAGTTTATGGTTCTGAATATGCAAAAGGAAAAAGCTACCTTACTGGTGCTTTAGCTGAGACAGAATCAAGAGGTGCTAACGAACCACAATTCAAGTCTTACACTAACAAGCCAATTATAATGAAAGATTACTACGAAGTATCAGGTTCTGATACAGCTAGAATCGGTTGGGTTGAAGTAGCTGCTGAAGATGGTCAAGCTGGATACTTA